GTGCATCTGCTGGCGTTCTGCTCTGACTTAATGCTGACATATCAGCCAGTCTTTCTTTGAGATCACTCATCACTCTCTCCTTTCATCAAAGCATCCCAACTCACAGGGAACAACTCCCCCATCACAGCACTGATCTGGTCAGCTACAATACGTGACTCATACTGTGTGTCAGAGGCACAGCGTAGCTTACACATAGCAGCAAAGGCATCAAGGCTACCACTCCAGTACCACTCAGTCATGGTTGACTGTGGCAGTACCATACGGGCTTGCTCTGGTGCTACCCCTGCCGCAATCATTGCATCATACCACTCCCAGCATGTCTCACGGACCCTTTCATTCCCATACAAAGGGACATCGTTTGTAACAACACCCTCACTACCCTGCTTCTTATCCTCACTACGCCCACGCCATACGTCAGGCACGTAGAACTCAGGCTCATCATCTACGTAGCGGCGGCTGATCTCATTCCAACGCAGGAACTTATGCTTCACTAGCTGTCTAGCTACAAAGATAGGTGCCTTAACGTGAAAGGATGCAAAGGCATGACCGAATGGCGACAGGTGCTTGTGCTTGGCTAGGTAGCGGATCAGCTTAGCGTCACGTTCTGACAGTACATTCTGTCCTGTGAACATGTCATTGTCGTAGTCAACTTCCCACTCACTCTGCTTACCAAAGCTTACTCGTGCTGCATTAACTACAGACAGGTCACTGCCCATGTGATCAATGTATGTTGCTTCAATCATACTACGTACCTCGCAATCTTGTATTCCAATTCACAGTGCACAATGCCGTGCCATCCAGATAGTTTGTTCTTCACGACATTCAAGTGCCGTTGTGTGTCTTCTTCATCCTGTCCTTCAACAGGTGGGTTCTTACTGATCATGATCATAAGGTCAGCTTCTGCTGCCTTACCAGTACGACTGCCTTCCATCATGGCTTGGTTCAACACAACCTTACCCTCTGCCTCTGCACTAAGCTGTGACATGTAGAAGATAGCACACTCATGTTGCTTTGCAATCTGTCGTGCATGGATAGCGTTAGCTTTCAGCGCCTCATCAGGACGTGCATAGCCAGCAGACTTGGCGAACTTGTCACCCATATCCAAGATCACAATGTCAGGCTTGTATGATTTGCATACACTCTCAACCCATGCCATGTCACGGCCAGTGGCATCCTTGAACTTGATGTTGTCACGGATACGATTGTAAATCGACATAGCTTTGTCACGGTTCTTTGCAATCTCGAACTTGTCCATGCCACATGCAGCGGTGATGTAACGCTGGGCTACACGGTGATAGCCTTCCTCGTTACACAGGATAACACACTTAGCACCCTGCCATGCAAAGCCATCAGGCCCAGCAATCAAGGATGCATGGAAGGATGTCTTACCTGTGTTGGGGCGTGCACCTACCTCGACCAAGTGACCAGCGTTGATGCCTTCCACCTTACGTGTCAGGCTAGCAATGTTGAAATGCCAACGTGCTTCCAGATCATTCATTGCCATGATGGTATCAAGGTCAATGTCTTCCCAGTCCACGTTTAGGTTTGGTGTGAAGTCGTCACCATATTGCTCAAGCAGATTACGCAAAGGCTCAAGGCTAGCTTGTGTGCCATTGACATAATCAAAGCCAAGGTTGGCAATGTCTTCACCAACTACCTGCTGGAACAGTTTGGATAGCACCTCTTGTGCTACGTCACTGCCCATAGGCTGCTCTTTCTTTACCTGATTGAACAGCGAACTGTATGCTTGCTTCTGTGCTGTGGTCAGAGTGGGGTTGTTCGACATGAACAATGCCTCCACCTCATCAGGTGTAAGTGTGCGGCTGTAACGATCCATCGCAGCGTCAATCGTCTGCTTGATCTTACGTACGTCTTTACTAAACAAACGATCAGGGCAACGTGCACCTCGGTGATCGTCATAGAATGGCTTGTCCATAAGGCTACGGACTAGTGATAGTTCCATGTCAGGCTCCTAGTGTTGTCAGGTTTTCAATGTCGGTAGGGTTACGATACTTTAGATCGTCGGTCAGTCGCAATACTTTCACGGTGTCTACGTAACCACGTAACTCTTTAGCAAACTGCAGTGTCTTTGGTAAGGCGTCAGGGTCAAGTGCAATTACTGCTGTTGAGAACTGTGCAAGATACCTCTTGTGATAATCAGATAATGATGTGCCCAACACTGCGACCCCGACATACACATCATTACCTACAATTGCGGCACTCACACAGTCCTCAACAACTACAGCCGTTTTACCATGACCAAACGAGTATGGCAAGGGACTTTTACCATAGCGTTTCCATTTAGGTAAACGGTGCGACAAAGATCTACCAGTGGCATCAACCATTACGTTGTTATGCATTACCGGAAACACAACACGATTCTCCTTCACGTCATACAACAAACCAAGTTCATCTGCATCTATACCCCAATGATCGCAGAAGCTTTGTATCTTTATGTTGTCTTTGACAATCCAGATAGGCTTATCAAATGACACAGAGTGTGTCTCTTCTGCAACACTACCAAGTGACTTACGGATGTCGTCACTCGACAGATGTACACGGGTACTACCACTCACACTGCAGCTAACCTTGTAACAATTCCACACCAGTGAACCCATGTTGTTGGTCACTGTGAATGTCTTGTAACCACCACAAGCTGGACAGTTAAGGCGTTTAGTTTCACCATTGCTAAGTGCTAGATCACTTACGTGTTGTTTTATATTCATTGTATGACACTTTCATTGTTACTCACTAGCGTTCGATTTTACACATACGTTCCGCTGTGTCAATGCACTATTTGCACTCTCGAATGTGTGCTTCATGTACGGACGCACTGAGTTCACGTGATTGTGACCAGTGACAGACATGATCTGTGGCAATGGCACACCCTTGTCCACCATCTGTGTCACCCCTGTCCTACGTAGATCCATCAGTCGTAACTCCTCTGGCAAGCCAGCCTGTCTCATTACATGCCTGCCTACCTTTGACAAACGTTCCATACGATACGGTTCGAACACACCACCCATAGGCATTGGGTGTGGCGCTACGTATTGCTGGAACCCGAAGTCTTCCTTCTGCTGCTGTAGCATATACAGTAGGTCATCACTGATGGGCAAGAACACCTCTGACCTACGCTTGCTTTGCTCCAGATACAGTTGCTTCGCATTCATATCTATGCTATCCCATTTGAGCATACGCATATCACCCAATCGCTGACACCATTCGTATGCCATCTGCACAATCAAACCAACGTTGCGATACTCATACTTTGAGTATGCCACCTCAAGGAAGGACAGCACATGTTCATGTTCCCACACTACCTTGCGCTGCTTTGGCTGCTTACGCTTGATGTTTGCAAATGGATTGAGCACTGCCTCTTCCATCGTGATGGCGTAGTTGAACACTCGGCTCGACGCAGTAGCCACATGATTAGCAAAACTGACACCACGTTTCACCCACTCCTCGTATGCTTGCTTTGCAACCTTAGATGTAACAGTCAGGTATTGCCTGTCACCCATCACTGCACACAACTCAGACAAACAATACCTGTAATCTACTTTAGTTGTGTCCCGTAACATGTTGAAATCATTCGATTGATAGTAGAAGTCAACAAGATCTTTGACAGTGCTGTTCTTGTATAGCTTCACAATCTTAGATTGTTCTTCACGATAAACATCAATGCGTTTGTTATACTCACGCACTACCTTGCGCACCTCACGAATGTCACTGGGCAACTCACCACGTTCAACAAGGCCAGCGTCTACCCATTTCTGTGGTGGGTTGTAACGATAGGTGATGCCGCCAGATGGCGACACCCTTTGTTGCACATAGCGTGGTAGCTTAGCCATTACGCTGCCTCTAACAACTTGAACCGCTTGTCGCTGACCCACTTGCTTACCTCCTGTTCACGTGACCACATGCTGATTGCTTGTGTATCATTTCCTGTGTTTTTCAGGTTGAACCCGTTGCGTTCATCAGCATACGAAGCGTAGTTAGTGAAGGCAGAATACAGTGCCCACTTGTTGTGACCACGGACAGCAGCCTCTTGCATGTATAGGTTATACATACGTTCAGCCTTACGCTTAGAGCCTACCATCTCTTCCAGCAGTGACGACACATTCACATAGCGTAGGCTAGTCTGTGCCCACACTTGCAGCTCCTGTGTCTGCTTCCAGAAGTCCGACTGTGCACGGTTCAGCTCGTAGATGAAGCTGTCCATCGTGAAGTTGGCAGTGTTCTTACGACGCACCTTGTCATAGTCACCACGGATCATACCATTGGTGCAGAAGAAATCAATCTGCCCAAAGAACACTTGGTTGCTGCACGAACCGTCGATGCCATGCAAAGAGATGATGCGCTGGGCAACCTCAGTCTCGTGCTTGTCTGTGGTGATACGTGCCGTTGTGTTAGGCAGTGTCAGGTCAAGCATAGTCCATGCACCATTACGTGCAGTTCGCCACTTGGTCTTGGCACCATGCATTGCATCCTCACCTAACTCTGACGTGAGTGTATCAACAACCCCGCTATAAAAATCACGGTGGCTTGCACAAGTAAACTTGTGACCGACAATTCCAATGTATTCACCAGTGGTTGCGTTAATGACATACTTCTTGTCCTCTAC